CCAATGTTTTACAGAGGCAATGATATTACTTGCCTCTCTTTGTGTGTAACATATCTTGTGAGTAACTTCGCAATATTCTCTTTCCGTTTCTTCCATAACTAATTTATATTTTCCTTTTTCATTTTTTAGATTACACCCTTATATCTCAATTATTTGTTGTGCAATATCTTTAATCTCTTGCGAATGAGTTATAAGAACGGTAATGCGACTATTACTAATTTTGTGAGCCGCCTCAACCATTTTCAAATACTTAGGTCTTAATACTCCGTCAAGAGAACCGTCTGATTCGTCTATTAATCGTGTGCGGAAATTAAAACCGGTTCTGTTCATTTGAACAATTGAAAAAGCGTAGAATAAGGCTTGTTTGATCCAGATGCGCTCGCCGGAAGAAACAAGGTCGATTGTCTTCTCGTCAAAATTCTCAGTATCTGTAACAATGATATTAAAATCCTCATCAACTTTTCTTTTTGCTTTTAATTCTGATGATGGTCCGAAGCGGATTTCAAACTTGTTGCCATAACTGTCTTTAAGAATCTTATTCGCAATATCAGCAACCTCAGGTGCAGACTCTCTTAATTCTATTGCCGGAATACCTTTGTTTGAAAAGGCTTCTTCTATAAAGTTATATGCGATAATTTTATCTTGAATAACTTTTAGCTCTTTCTTTTTGTCTTCAATAGATTCTAAATCGTGTTTATAACGTTCAATTTCATTTTCTGCAGATTTAATTGAGGCCATAAGTTCTGCTTTATTATTTATCTTTCTATTTAATTTATCTTCTGCTTCTTTCAGTTTTTCAGATACATTTTGTACGCACGATTCATGAACTAAATCGTCAAGTTTTGCTTCTAATTCTTGAATCTGTGCTTTATATGTTTCTGATTCAACTTCCAGTTCATCTTTAGATTTATCAGCAAATTGTTCTAAGTCACCCCATTGCTCCATGAAATTGTTACAATCTGTAACAGTATCAATGAGTCCTATAACATCACAATCAAGAGTACTTATTTCATCTTCAAGTGATGTTTTCTTGTTCACAAGAGATACTAAGACAGTATCTTTATCAGCTTCTGGAACCACATAATCATTCTGTTCTGCTACAAGTTTATGCAATTTACTCTCGTTTTCTTTTACTACAGAACTAAGTTCTGCATATTTTTCTGCAGAAAGTTCACCGCCGCAAGTAGGACAGATATCTGAAACAGGAACAATCTGCTGCTTAAGCAATTTAATGTCTATATCAAGTTTATTAAACTTCTTAAGCTTCTGCTCTCGTTCTTTTGTAATTGTTGTAATTTCATTTTTAATCGGTTCTAATTCTTTCTTTTTAGAAGCAATATCCTTCTGAAGGACAGGTATTTTTTTATTACTCTCAGCAAGCAGTCTTTTCTTTTCCTTTATCTGAGATACTTCGTTGTAACATCCAATAGCACTTGTTAAATCTCTAAGTTCTGATTCGAGAGTTTCTTTTTGTTTCTTGTACTGATCATGTAAGGCTTTATTAGATTCTATAAGGGCAATACTTTTCTGATATTCTGTATCAGCAATCTTAAGGTCTTCAATTTCTTTCTGAGTAACAAGAATAGCTTCTTTTTGAGCCTTAAGTTCATTTTTCCAAGTCTTTATATCCTGTTCATCTTTCTTGACAGTTTCCGCTGTTTTAGAATAAGCGTCTATTTCTTTTTTCAACACTTCGGCACTTTCTTCAATACCAACAATCTTTTTAGTTTTACTACCAAAACAAAGATTTCTTGCAATTTCAGACACTTCTTTTAACTGTTCAGTTCCGGCTAGTTTAGAAAGGAACTCCATACGTTCGCCCTTAGTCGTATCAGAAATGTCAGTTGCATCTTTTGTAGGTTCTTTTGCAAAAAAAGCAGTTCTGAGGTAAATATCGACAGAGCCAAAAGTATTGTTTACCCATTCTTTATAGGCTTCTGAAGAACCATCTACATCTGGAACTGAATGCCAGACTTCTCTATCTTTGGATGTTTCAACAAAATAAGACACCTTTCCATTTACTGTTTTACCGTCTATAAGTATTGAGATTCTGTAAAACAATCCAGTTTCATCTTTGTATACAAGAATACGGTGAGAATCTTTAAGATAGAAATGTTCTTGCAGCACACCTTTTCGTGTAAGCATTTTAGGATACGGATGACAGTTTTCAAGAATTGTACTCTTTCCTTTTCCGCATTCACCACAAAGACATATAATACCATCTTCATACTGTTCAAAGTTTAATTCAAAATCTTCTTTTCCTTGACCGTCTTTTATACCTACTGCGCCACGAAGAGAAAGAGAAAGAAGTTCGAAAGAATGCTGTGGAAATGCAAGTTTATTAAGAGTTCCGTCTTGTATATCCTGAAGCAATTCTTTTGCATAATTAGGAACTTTAAGACCTTTTTCTTCAGCATAAGCCATCATCTTTTCTACGAGAGATTTACATTTTACAACTTCACTTGTCTGTACTGATTCAGTCTCGATTACATTGGGTTCAATTTTTACAGTAATAGCGTGTGTACGTTCCTTAATATCATCAACAAGTGCTTTTATATCAAGAGTTTTACGTTCTTCTTTCGTACAATTAAATCTAAGACGAATATGTTTATTTGAAAAATCACCCACTATTCTTGCAAAGTCAGAATAAGCGATGTCATAAGTAACGTAAGTAGGTAACCCAAAAGATATTTGTTCTACCTTGGTTATTCCATTTTCAATTGTTACAAGGTTGTAATGACCATCGTGAGTTTCGCCAAAGTTCTCAGGACACGCTGATCCAGAATACCAGGCATTAGGAAACACTTCCTGTGGTAAATGAATATGTCCAAGAGCATAATAATTAGCATTCAGAGACTGTAAAAGTTCTTTAGGAATAGCAGTCGGAGAAGAAGCAGATGTTCCGTTTTGATAAACTGCACCTTTAATTTCTCCGTGATAAGCTACGATTAAAGGTTTGTCGTATTCATAAGTATCAAGAACTGGCAGATATTCTTTTGTTTCTTCATGCCATTTCTTAGTGCTTTCAATCCAATTTTTAATGGTTGAATTGATTAAATCTGTAGTTGCCTGAACGGAGTTTGTAACATACTCTGTTCTTCTTGGTTCTGGAATAAAAACAATTCTGCAGTTCTTTTCATTTACACAGCACATCTTATCAATGACTGTAGTCTTAGACGATCCAAAAGCATCCAGAGAACCGGCTGGTTCGTGCTTAGGAGTTCCGTAATTAAAATAAAGTCGTGTATTATTTTCAAGTTTACGTTTTGCTGCAATAATGTCTGAAAATCCACTTCCTTTAGTTGCAGTAATAGTAGAGTGCCAGAAATCACCGTCGAATATAATGAAATCTACGTCACCTTGTTTTGATCGTTTTGCAAGTGTTTCAAGTATACTTAAAGTGCTGTTTAATCGCTCTCTTGAAGCGTGAATGTCAGAAACGTGAATAAATTTCATTAAAATAACCTCTTTAATATATATTAACACATCTTTTATGTGTTGTAAATATATATTACACTTACTTTATGTGTTAGTTATATGTGTTTAGAGAGGCTTTTAATTCTTTTTGGGCTTTCACTTTGGCATATTCAGTTTCTGCTTTCTTTGTTACAGCCTTAAGATTCTTTAGTGATGTAATAAGATTATCGCAGTAATTCTGAACATCATCAGTTTCAACTTCAAACTCATCAACGACATTCTGTAATTTTTCCATTATTTTTAAGATACCACTGTCGTGAAATGTATCTCCGATTGGAGTTGTCTCTTCCTGTCTTATTAGCATTTATTTACTCCTTGAAAGCTTTTTCATAAAACTTTCTAACTTTTCTAAAAAGTCATCAAACCAGTTCCAATTTGATATGATTTTATACAGTTTTTGTCCAATGATAATTAATAGCATACACACAAAACCAAACCATCCGCAGCAAAACATCCATAATGAAAACCCAAAAGTGTCTTTATCAATTTCTGGAAAATCATCATAAGAGTTTAAAAGAAATAGTAATTGCCCGAATATACCGCAAATAATATAAGATACTAACAATATTATTCCTACAATCATTCTTCACCTCTTAATTCTTTTTCATATAATTCGTGTAATTCTTTTTTCTTTTCATCAGAAACTGACAGGGATTCAACAATAGAATGATATGTGAGTCCACTTTTTCCAAATCTTCGTCCGGTAGAAGTAATTTTAGTAACATCTGGTCTTCTTGGTGGAACAAACAATTTGGGCCAGGTATACATTTGCCAAAACAATTTCATATGCAAACATTCCTCTTTGCTCTCGCAATTGTAGGAGGCTCATCCGATAAGATTTCTTGAGGATATGTAAGTTTGTAAATTTTCTGTTTTAGCTCATCCATTTCAGCAAAAACCCGGCACAAACCACTTCCCAAATCTGCTAGCTGTTTCTGCATTATCTGAATAGTTGGAACATCTTTTAAGAGATTGTGAAGTTCTTCATTTTCTTTTCGAAGACGTTCCATTTCTTCTTTAGTAGCCTTCTCTCTTATTCCTCTACAATAATCTTCGAACTCAGCCTCTTGCTCTGGTGGAACTCCCATATCCATATCTATTCCTCCACCTTTTCAAAAAGACCTATTTGTTGATTAAGAATTTCTTCATTTAATTCGCTTAATTCAAGTAAACGAACGATCCAGTTTATTTCGTTACGGTTAAGGTCTTGTTTATTTTTAATTTTTTGAAACAGCTTGTATTCAAAACTTCCTTCTTTCATTTATTTCCTCAATCATTAATTTTTTTGAAAAACTTACTCAAAGTTCCAATATACTGTTTATTTTTAAAATAAAAGCGAGAATCAGATTTAGACCAATAAAGTATACCAATCTCATCATCATCAATCACTTTTTGTACAATTTTATCACCGTCACAGCAAGGTGTTCCATTCTTGTCCTGGATATAACCGCCTAAACATAAACGATGTTCTGCTACTGGAAGAGAGTCAAGAAATTCGATTGCTTTATCACGATCTTGTTGCCAACAAGGTTGAGATACATCTGTTACAATAGTACCTGCCAGACTTATCTGCTTTTTAATCCAATTTACAAGTTCTTTAGTTTCTTGTTTCATAATATCTCCTAAAAACCAAGTGTACGTCTTATCCTTTCACCGCCAATTAAAGTCATAAAAGAATCTTTTGTGGGTGCATACCAAGAATTTTCGTCAGCATTTGTAAAGGCAACTTTTTCAAATGGTCTTATAACAATCTGGTCTGAAACAGGTAAATCAGATTCGTTAACAAGATACTCAAAGTTAGTCCGTACCTTCTGTTCTTCTTTATAGCACCATTCACATAATCCTTTTGCAGTTAATTGTGCCAACTGCCTATTTGTCATTAGGTTTTCGTTCATAATTAGACTCCTTTCTTATACTATTGATTTTATCAACCAATCTTGAATAGCAGTTATTGCAAATGTCTATTTCCGAATAATACCTTGTTTCTGGAATAGAGCCAGTAAGATTGCTAAAACTTAAAGTTCTGTTACTTTTAGTTTCAGCACCGCATATATCACAAAAGACTCGTTCTTCTTTCATTAACACTCTCCTTTCCAGATAAATATTTTGATTTTACTATCAATAGATTTAATACACTCTTTGACAAAGTTTGTATATCTGCCGGTTATTAAAATCTTATTGAACTTAAAACCATAATGATTTTCAAGGTATGATGTATGACATAACAACTGAGGAATATCTAACATTGCATCAGCAACAAGTGTACAAGGTTTTTCTTTAGCGTATAACACTATAGAATCATAATCTCCATCTGGAGTTGCAAAAGACATAGTGTAATCTCCATATTCAATTGTATGATCCATAAAGTTTATTACAAGACGCTTTTCAAGTTCCCGGATATTTCGAAATATAGTTCCTATATGAGAAAATGTATCCTTACACATAGGTGAGCTAGACATTAAAAAGATTACATTTTCACCTTTTAGAAGTCGTTCTATTGCAAAGGTTTCTGCAGTGTAACTTTTGCCGGTTCTTACTCCACCAAGAACGACCATTATCCTTCTAAAACAGTTGAACACTCTGGATTGTCTTAGGCTTAATCTAAAAGTCATAAGTCTTCTCCGTTTTCCATTACCAATCCAATTGATTCTTCAATTTCCTGGAAACTTTCTTCGTAAGCTGCCAATTCTTCATCACTCATTGGGATACCGTGGTGACAAGTTTCCTTTACTTCTTTATTGGTCTGCTCTGCCATTTTGCTGCTCCTGCTTCTTCCGAATATCCACCAACTCCGTAAGCCATTCCGTTCCACTCAATAACTCGTTCAAGTCTTGAGTTACAGTCTGGACAGAACTGCTTATCCTTAAAGTCTTTGTATTTAGCCATAGGAATGTCTACTTCAATGGGTTTGTTACAATTGTAACAACGGAATTCGTAGTTCATATTAAGCCTCGTAACTTTCGATTAATTTATTGATGTACCATGCAGCCTTTTTAAGCTCTTGTACAGTTTCATCTTTTTTACCAGTTCTGCACAAATATTTAATTGCATTTCCGCGGAGAAAACCTCTGTATTCATCTGCTGACATCCATGCTTTAAGAACCTTAATACATTCATAAGTTGTATCTCCGCCATAATGAAGAGGATGATTTACAGCTTCTGGTTTTTCATTTTTTTCGCTCAACATGTGAGCCATAATATTTCCTTGAACTTCATCAATAGAGACTGTTCTAACAGAAGCAGGCGGAACGCCAAAATTTGGTTCATCACCTTCTATTGTCAGATTATGTCTCATAGCATCTAAGCACTGTGGACATATCTCTCCCTTATCCTTAAATTTCTTTCCGCATTCTTTGCATTTTTTTACCATTCTTCTACTCCTTTTTTCTTTCTTGTTTTTGCGTGATGTTTAGCATCATATCTAAGGTGACACGGTGCACAATATGCCTGCAAATTTTCATCTGCAATGTTCATAGGGTTATGGTCTTTGTGAGATACCGTAAGAGTTCTCTTGTGTGTATCAAAAGGCTCTCCAGGTCTACGGCATTGTTTTCCGCACTTCTCACATTTCCAACCAACACTTTCTTTCTTTGCAAATGCGATTTGTTTCCAATTAGGCGGATAATCTTTCCAATTTACAGGCATTACAATCTCCTAGAGAGCAATGAACTCTTTGAAATAAGGAAGAGATTCTACCCATTTCTTGAAGTTTTCCATTTCTGGATTATCCATGCCAGACCAGCAGTTCTGTTTATGAGGAATCTCACAACGCCATTTATACATATTACGGAGAGTTGCATAATTGAAATGCCACATACGAGTCTGCAGCCAAGAATCACCAAGTCCATAAATTAACTCGTACCAAAGGTCTTTATCTTTGGTTTCGTTATATTTCTGTCTTGTCTCTTCAAGTTTTTTGATATCAATGAGAGAAGATATTTTTCCAGTCGTTGGTTTTGGTTCAAAGCAAGTCTCATCAATAACATATTTTTGAATACGGTGCATTGTTGAAGTAGAAGATTTTACAGAGTGTCTATAGGTATCTGCTTCCTTCCACATAGCCAATGGAGCTTCTACACATACCCATACTTCAATCATCTGAAGAAATTTACCATTTGGCTGACCAGCATTTTTCATTTCATCAGCACGAATACAATTCTGACAAACACGGATATCTTCTGGACCGATAACATAACGCCAAGAATTATCATTATTATTATATACATTCGAACTGTCCATTTTAGATACTGCGTCTTCATAATTCTTAGACATATTAAGACGAAGACCAATGATAGCCGGTTCAAATCCTTCAACTTTTGTATAAGTAAATCGCATTATTTACCCTCCTTAAGTTTCTGCAAAAGTTCAGCAAGTGCAGTACATTCACTTTTAGCTAACTGTATTCCATTAGCACCTACGCTTTGAAGGAAACTGATTGCTCCTTCTATACCATCGTTTTCAATAACAAGTTCCAAATCTGGTCTCATTACAATTCCTCCACTTTACCGCCAGTAATATTCCCTTTTGTAATCTCAGAGAACTTTTTATAAGCCTCTACCAAATGGATATCAAGGTCCATAAAATCTTCTTCTCTCATATCCATATCAATTGTAATCCTTACTTTTGTAATGTCGTCTCCAATCTTCTCAACTGGCTTGTTCATTTATTACTCCTACAAGGAAAGTGTCTGGAATCGAACCAGATTCTTTGGAACTTGTTTTATATGCACAACCAACGTCTGCCACAGACCGCACTTCCGATTTTTTATTATTTAATTGATTCAATAAGTGGACACTTAAGGGAGAGTGGAGCGTCAGAGTAAATCATACTTACCATTGCACCACTACACTCTACTGCAGTTCCGTTTGCCAAGAAGAAACGGTAACCAGGATTATTTGCACCGTAGCATCCGTCCAAGTCTGGACTTTCTTTCTGAACTTCACCCCAACTTTCGCCAAGATCATGCCCACCTTCCCAAATAGTTTCAGGGATAAGATAAGACTGTGTAGAAGCCGGTTTTCCGTTTGTTACAAAATAGCCGATTGGAGCAGAACCGATAAAGACATAACAGTATGTTACCACACTGGTCTTGTCCCAACGCTTAGTCCATTCTGTAATGGTTTTACGTTCTACAAAATTTTGAACACTAGGCGTAGGGTAAGCAGTTACGGCAGAAGTGAGATTTTGTTTTTGGGCCTGTTCCTGCTGTACAGAAGCACTTGGTGATGCTTCAACGTATCCACAAGAGGAAAAAAATATTGCAATTACTGCAATAAGACATAAAAGTTTTTTCATTTTATTCTCCTTATTTTCACAGACCGAAGTCTGAAATATCCAAACGATATGGAAGGTCATCAGCCTTAAAAAGTGCGGCATCAATGATTTGGCTTGATTTTGAATTGTATTCAGCAATCATAGAATTCAAAACCATAAGAGTTCCTTTTTGTTCATCACCTTCAAGCAATTTTGCGTTTGCTGCAGTTGCCTTACAAGCCTGGTACTGGTCATAGAACCACTGGTAGTTATACAGTCTGTTATTTACATCCTGTACCTTATACTCCTGTTTCAAGTCGTTACTCCAAGTGGCTATTGCGTGTGCCTGATTTTTAGTACAGCCATTAAAAAGAAACACACTTGCGATTATGACAAAAGCTAATGCAATAATTCCGATTGAAATCTTTTTCATATACACTCCTTACTTACCCAAACATGGTACGTTTATACTTAATTTAGAATCGCTATATAGGTATGAATAGTTACTGCCACCATATTCTACAGCAATACCAGATGCAGTGAAGAATCTGATGCCGGGATTATTTGAACCATAAGTTCCGTCGATATCCTGTGCCTGACGAACTTGAGCACTTCCTGCATATTCAATTTTATCTTCTGGAATTAAATATGACTGAGTAGAAACAGGCTTTCCATCAGATACATAATATCCGATAAACTGTCCTTGGTTTATAAGATACACATAACAAACTACAGATGGTTTATCCCATCTTTCAACCCATTTTGCTACTGTTTTTCTTTCCAGAAAGTAATTTACTGCTGGAACCGGCTGTGCCGCCAACGCTCTTGATTGAACGCTAACTTGATCTCGCTTTGTCTGCTGTCTATTCAAATCATCTTGTGATTGTGGCACTTCACAAGAAACGAACAAACTGCAAATGATTAGTAACACACCAATCTTTTTCATTACTTACTCCTTTCTTAAACCTGATAATAATTCTGCAAGAGCATCTGTTTCATTTTTACTCAACTGTATACCATTGCAGCCAACGTTCTGAAGAAAAGAAATAGCACCTTCAATTCCTTCATTCTCAATCACCAAACTCAAATCTGGTCTCATTTTTATTTAATCTCCTTTTCCAGAAAGTGATAAACATACATTACGTCATTTACAGTAGAAGAAGTGATGTGAGTGACTGTGAACCCTTCTGAAATGGCCAGTACAAGTTGTTCAGATAATTTTTTAGCTTCTTCTTCAACCCTAGGTCTTATTCCACTGCAACAGACTGGAATATTAAATGTTCTTACTTCTTTCATTTAGCATTCCTTCTGTAATAATAATCACAATCACATTTATCATTTCGCCAATGACCGCAAACTCCATTTGATTTCATATGGCCACATTTTGGACATTTGAAATGTTTGTATCTCCAGTTCTTAGTGAATACATCAATCAATGCGATAATGAAACAGATTATTGCAACAATAATAAATATTCCCATTATGCCTAATCCCAAAATATCGTTAAAAGTAAATATAATTCTCACTTTTCTACTCCTCTAAAAGTCCACCCCATAAACCACTAGCATAAAGTTTCTTTATTGCTGCTTCAGCCCAATCAAATCTGTCGTACTCACCGGCAAGAACAGCAAATGTTCCGTCTTTCATTTTGTAAATACGAGGTTTAGAAAAGTCTTTTGGTATCTTTTTAAGAGCAGACTTTGCCTTTCCCTCATTTTTATGAAATTCATAAACAACTTTATAAGTCATAATTATTCTTTCTTGACATTATCAACAAGGAGTGTTGCTGTATTACGCAATAGCCATTTAATATCTTCTGAATATCCAAAGCGTTTCTGGTTAATTTCAATTGATTTAAAAATATCTCCGTCAGCATGACGTTCAGAAGCAGCTTTCCAATCACATAGCATTTCAACGATATCAATCAGGTTCATTCCCTTCATTCCATTTTCGAAATGTTCTGGGTGATGTCTGTTGTTCGCGTAATGTATTGCAAGACCTTCTTTCAAGTTTTCGAGATAATACTGATACTCCTCAGAGCCATAAGTACAGTTTTTTAATTTTGGAGTGTACTCATCAAAAAGAGCCTTTTCAATAGGATTATCAATCTTATCGTGGTCGTGATCTCTGGCCCTTTTGTTAAGTTCATTTGTACAGTAAAGAATATAGCGTCTTACATTCACTATATGTTCAGCAGTGTCTTTTGTGCTGTCGTATTCCATTTTTACTCCTCTATATTTCCTAAAGTTGCATACTTTTGAACATCGCAAAACTCAATAATCGGATGTTCAACTTCTTCTTTTGTAAAATAGAACCACGCGGAGGCCATTGCCCCCACATTAAACTGACCGTCATCACGTTCTGGTGTTCGATAATCTATATAACGGCTGAAGCAATTTACTGTATGCAGGTGTTTCCATAACGGACTTTGAAGACGAGATTGAGTTGAAAGATAATTAAGTCTTCCGATTGTAATAACTGCATCTACATTTTTATTTGCAAGGAATGCAAGAACGCAAGAATCCCATTTTGAGAAAGGAAAGTTTGTAACAATGTAAGATGATGACCAGGCAAGATCAGACATCAAGATATCTTCGTGGTAAATATCTTTTCTCTGACTGTATAAATCATTTTCAATGATATTTGAATATCCAATTTCTTTAAGAGCCTTTGTGATAGAACCACCTGCACAGCAAGGCTCTGTGATTACTTCATTAAGCGGAATAATTTTATGAAAAAAATCTGCAGCACAGATAACACACGATTTTGGAGTTGGATACAAATCTCCCTTTCTTAAATTATTCTCTGCTCTGTCTCTGCAAGCGTATGATTTACCTTTGCTCATTGTGCTTAGTCATCTCCCAAACTTTTAATGCAATTGGTCTTCCAAATTGTTTCTGTACTTTCTTAATTGCCGTAATGTCATCAAGACCGCCATCAATAGTCATAATCGAAAACCTTTCTAAAGCCTCATATTCCTTTTCGTTCATTTGACAACGGCCCCAAGTTTATAAGACACACACCAGTGTGTTCGTATTTTGTAATACCTTTTATACAGTAAGCACCGTCATAAAGTTGTGCTCCGATAACATCTTCTGCATGACCTTCGTGGGCCCAAGTCTGAAGTGCAGTAGCAAGTTCGGCAACTGTCACGGCATTTTTTAATTCCATTCGCATCCTCGTAAAAAGATATACCGTTTTCACCTATCTCTCTGTCAACGACATATTAGACAGGTCCGTCACGGTATCACAGCGGCAGTTTAGCCTTGTTCTGCAATGTGGAGAGGAAATTGCAGAATGGAACTGAGAGGACTTGAACCTCTGACCTTAAGATCATGCCAGCCTAACCTACGCTCTAGCCTTCTGAGCTACAGTTCCGAAATTATATTTACAAGAATTACAGTCAGAACAAATCCAGTAATTAGACCGAATGCGAAGTATTTGAAACATAATTTTTTATCAGTCTTTTTATAAACTGTCCTGGTATAATTCTTCACTTTTTCCACCTAAACGAATCGTCTCGTTCAACGACTTACCAACAACAAACCTTGAAATTTAATCGGTAATCCCTTACTATTTGAGCATAGTTGCAACATAACTATTGTATTAACAATAGTTTGTATTACTTCTGTAATACTTAATTTAAGTATAATATAACATTTATAATATTGTCAATAAAAATAATTAATTTCTAATTAACTTTATGACAATAAAAAGTAATGTGAGAATCATACAGGTAGTAACAAAAGTTGATACAATACATTTGACGTATAAATAAAAGATTAAAAGGGTATCAATATTTGTTGATAGGGGTATCAACAAAAAGTTAAAGAGAATAATACATATTAATATTACATATTAATATTACATATTAATATTACATATTAATATTACATAATAATATTACAAATTTTCTTACAAGAAAATTTGTAAAACCAATATTGACAAGTATTGCAACTGTAATATAATATATACATATCGGTAATTAAAATTAACTATGAAAAACGAACCTCTCAACATTAATGGCGTTGAGTTCCTTACAAGAGATGACGTTATAAAACTATTTGGAATTTCTTCTGTCACTCTATGGAAATGGACAAGTAAGGGAGTGATACGTCATCACACTCTTGGAAAACGAGTTTATTTCATTGAATCAGAAATCTGTGAAGATATTAAAAACTCAAACAATTCAATCAGAAAAAGTCATAAGGAGGCTTTGTAAAATGACACCTAATGAGTACCAGGAAAAAGCACATACATTTGCTTGTT